GTTGGGGAACTTATGCGGGGGGATGGTTTTCTTGAACCACTTGCCCACCTTGCCGAGGAGTTGTTCCTCCTCAAGCATAATGGACAGCGATACGGTCATCAGGCTTACAGCCAAAGCCCGTGCCAGCGTGTCAAGAGATGTCATTTCTTCTTCTCAAAGGTCATCCAAAGGACGCTCACCAGAGAGATAGTTGCACCAACGATTTCGGTAACGGACGATTCGTCCAAATAGCCTTTCGCAGCGAGCAAACCGCCAGCAAAGGTCAATGCGTGGCGTAGGAGGGGGAGAATTAGGTTTTTCATGGGATTGGGTTTAGATGGGGTGATGTTGTGCTTTGGCAAAGAAACCCGCATGGATTCGGGCAATGCAAACACGCAAGGGGCGTGTCGTTCTTTTTTGGTCATCATAGCTTAGGGGTTGATATATTTGAATTGAAAGGAAAAGCAAGATTCGGGAGTCGTGTAGGTCGGAGCGAGGGTCAGCGGTAACTCATCGCCATCCAGGTTCGGCGAGGCACCGCCGGTGTAACTCGCATAAGCCCGCACCTCGTAGGTTCGGCCAATGGCGAAATACGCTTGGAGGTCATCAATCGTTGCGTTGGGGATGGTAATCGCTCCCGACACAGGCGTGGCCATCGTGAAACGGAAGGGGCGGTCAAGGGCCACATCGGTAATCACAACGGTAACAGCTGCGCTTGGCGTGGTATAGCCAATCACAACGCTATCGGCGCAGATGTCAAAGGTGCCAATATCGGGGCAGTCGGTGCATTCAAGACAACTCATCGGCTTGGTGTTTTAAGTTCGGGGACAAAATTGTTGTTAAAGTGTGTGTAACCGCTCTTTTTGAGGTGTTTAAGGTACCATTCGCTCAAGAAGCTGTTGCAAAGATACCGAAAACAGTCGGCAAAGTCGGACTGTTGGGTAATGATATATCGGTTTCGCTTTATGATGTTGCCAGCGGCATCGCACGCCACCATCTTCATGTCCCTCGCCACGCCGGGGGCCGTCTTCGGGTTTATCTTGATGTCGGGGTGGAATTGGAGAAGGTAATTGCATTGCGCCCGGCTGTTCTCGTGCTTCGGGTTCGGGGCGACCTTGATCTGCCGCTGCGCCAATCCCAGGCCCCTCGCTAATTGCTCGTAGTAGTTGGCATTGTCCCTCTGCGATAAATCGCCCCGCTTGCCCATTGCATCGCCCGTGAGCAGGCAAGAAAACAAGAAGGGGGCGTACTTGGCCTTAATGGTGTCCACCATCTTGGGGATGCTTCCGTCCGTGACCTGGAACTCGTCAACGATGTGAACGTGGTCCCCTTGGCTATCCGTCCACATCTGCGCCACCAGACCGCAGAAGGGTTGTAAGTTGAAGTCAAGGGAGATGTAAATGGGTAGGTTCGGGTTGAAGGAAGCGTTGTGGGTTTCGTGCTTTTTCGCCTCGTAAGAGATGAAGAAGGGGTTTTCGGGTTTCTCCTGCACCTCCCAATCGCCCTCCACGAATCGTTTGTACTCGTATTCGGGCATATTGTCCCGAAGGGATTGAAGGTAATCTTCGGGGATGTGAGGGTTGTCGGTGATCTTGGATGGGATGTAGGCCCAGGTGGAGGGAAGGTCGTTCTCCTTCCACTTGTCGTAAATCAACTCCTTCACCCAATTATTGCTTGGGTTGCAAGTGGCCATCACGACAATGGGCGGTCGGCCTTCGCAATTCAGCCACGAACCGGCACGCTCCAAGACCTTGTAAAGGAGTCCTTCCTGGCACTCGTTAATCTCGTCAATCCCACCGCCGTTAATCTCCAAGCCCTTAAAGCGGTCAAAGTCTTTATCGGTATCGTAATTCTCGCCCATAAAGATCAACTCGGAGCCGTTGGTGAACCGCACAATCTGCGCCTGCTTGTCCCAAGAGGCAACGTGCATCCCTAAGCCTTGGTTCATCAGGGATGTGAAGGTCACAAGCGTTGTACGCTGAAGCGTGGGCATACTCTGCCTGATAATCACCCACCGGCTGCCTGGGTATTTGGAACAGAGGGAGATATAGGTTAGAAGGAGGCAGTAAGTCTTCCCGCCTCGGATCGCTCCGCCAAAGAGGATGAATTGCTTCTCCCCCGACAAAGCCATCTTATACGCCTGACTCTGCCTCGCCGTTAGTTTCATCCGTAATGGGTTCAGTCAACTCAAGCACAAACGGCCCTGTGTTCGGTGCGGTGGTCTGCTGCTGGGGCTTGCCATACAAATAGGCCAAGGCCAATTCCATCGCCCGCATATTGCCACGAATCGCCTCCGTGACCAATCGGGCAATCAACGCATCCATCCGCTTCACACCGCCAATCGTCCTGTCCAAGTCGGCATCAAGCAAGTCCCGAATATCTCGCCTCGTGACCGTCTTAGGCTTCGTAGAACGAGCGTTTAAGAGGACTGGCATCTCTGCCTTCGGTTCAGCACTCGGAACGCTCTCAGGGGCCTCAGAGACCTCCTCCTCAATAACCTCAGCCCTCTTCTTCTTTACAAACTCATGTATCGCCATGCACCCACAAAATTACCACAAGTCAAGTTTAATTCGCCCAAAAAAAATGGGGGGTACCCCTTTTACACAAAAAAGGCGTTTTTTTCCACAAAGGGCGCAATTTGTTTTTTATCCCTTACTATATATAAGTGTCTATATACTATATAGACATCTATATTAAATATAAACATCTATATAACATATAGACATCTATATAGAATATAAACACTTATATTAAATCTTATGCTCATTTTCGTTTGAGTCGCATTTTGGACACCAAAAAGAGTCTAAAAACAGCGTCAAAAAGGTACCCGATTTTAGCCATTTTGTCAAACTGTGTTAAGGGGTGAGAAATAATGTGGGGAGGGGAACTCGCCCCACTGTCCACAAAAATGGGCGGGTTTGTCCTATTTGCTATACACTACGGGCGGGCCGGGCATAGGGCCAGAGGTCCAAAGGCTGCAGGGCCTGGGCAATTTGGGGCCTTTTCTTTTCGCCCCTATTGCAGGGCCAAAGCCTGGGCCAGACCCTGAGCCAGACCCTGAGCCAGACCCTGGGCCGATCGTCCCAAATTAGGGGTCCTTTGTTTTATCCTTACTTTTGGATGTCATCCAGGCGCCGGGCCTGGTCACCGGGCCAAAGGTCACCGGTCAAGGTCACCGGCCCAAAGCAGGACGGCCCAAAATTAGGGGTCCTTATTTTCGGTCTCTTTTTTGGGGATCGCTTAGGCAAAGTTAGTTTTTTGGGGCGGAGTCTGTTTGGTGGGATCCCCGGCCCTTCTGACCTATCAGCCCGTCAAGCTATCAGCCCGCCCAAATTACAGGCCAAAAAAAAAGGCCCCAAATAGGGGCCTCTCTTTTCGCTGTGGCGATCTGTTTTAATCCGTCCAAAATTTAGAGTCTAAGCTTAGGCCCGTGTACGTTTCAGGATCAATTACGAAGCCTGACGTATCCTTGCGGGCCTGACCTTTAGCCTTTAGACCTAAGATCTTGGCCTTATTGCTTAGCATTTCTATATCTGAGCTGTCACCGTCTATTACCGGCGATCCTGCCCAAACAGCGGGCAGCTGATCTCTAAACACGGCCGCCACATTTGCGCCAAGGCTCAAAGCTTCGCTGCACTCTTGCAAGTTGCCGGGCTGATAGCTGAACGTTAACGTGTAATTAGTGCCCGCATATTTGCGGACTTTACCTATTAATTTGGTGTAATCGTAAAAGACAAGGCCCGAACGGTCAGAGTCTATAGACGTTCCAAAGGTCTCTAAAATATCGGTACCTGTCCTATTCTTTAGAATTGCGATAAAATCCAGGTCAGATGTCCCATTTAGGCGGACGGCGAATTTTTGGCCCGTGTTTAGGGCTTTTGTATAAAGTTTAGACAACTCATTGACCAAGGTACGGGCGAATTCGTCCCGGTGCAGGATATAAAATTCAGTACGTGCAATCCTTGCAGCCTGCACGCTATTAAATGCCCCATGGCCTGCAGTAAATAAACATGGGGCCTTGCATTTATCAGCAGCCGGGCATATATTAATACCTTTGCTGTTCTGATCAGCAGGGGCCAAATAAAGGATAAATGTCTTAAGGTCATTTTTAACGGTTTTGGCATTGGTAGAACCGTCGCTTAATAGCTTGTTAACTTTTGCCCGTAATTTGCCTAATAGGCTTTTTACATTGTCGGACGTGTAACGATCGGCGGCGATTTGTGGAGCTGTGGTTTGCATGGCTTTTAGGGTTTTTAGGGTTTTTAGGGTTTTTAAAATTTATGCGGTTTTTTTTAATTCTGATATTAAACGGTCCAAATACATTTGATCTAACTTATTAAGACAGGCCCGCTTTACGGCTTCTAAAATCCGGATACCTGCGTCTAAATTACCGGCGTTTATATGCGCTGCGGCCTGTTGTACTTGTTTTGCGGTTTTGTTTGTAGGGTTCATATTATAGGGGTTTTGTTAACACAAAAATACACCGGGCCTAATCAATTGCGCCACATTTATAAAAATATTTTTCAGATATTTTTAACCGTGCGGCCCTATCTTTGGCCGATCCAGGGCCAGACCGCAAACCGTCCAATATTTTGGACATGTATACTTTTTAGGCCATATTACTGTCCAATATTTTGGACATGTCCTATTTTTAGGTCACTTTGTCCACTTTTCTGGACATTGTCCACTTTTTTGGACATCAGCGATCCAGGACCTCTGGCTTGACGATTGACGATTGACGATTGACGATTGACGATACCTTGACGATTGACGATTGACAGTCTTGACGATGTTGACGAAAAAAAAATAAAAATAATTTGATGACGATGGTGCAACTGACGATTGACCGTTTTAACTTTGATTTACAATTCAACCCTAATCCTAACCCCAACCCTATGAACTATCGCCGTTCCTACAAACCAACGCTGACCTTTGAGCAGCGTGAAGCGAAGGCCGAAGCCGCATTCCAGCGCAAAATTGCGAAAATGGAGGCCAACCGTGCTAAGTCCAAATTTGATTACCCCACGGCCGGTGGATCGTACATCCCAACCCTTCGCCAATATGAACACGCTTTGACGATGATCCCGAACGCCTCCGCTGAAATCGTTATCACCGGTTTTTTGGGCAATTTTAAGGTCAACCACGACCACATCCATATTGTAAACGAATCCTTACGCAACCTTTAACCTTACCACCCCCCTAAGCCCTAAAACCATGAACCAAGAGACCGCCTACCACTACACGATCACGAATGTTTGGTTTGACCCGGAGACCAAGGAACGAAACGAGAATTTTTTCACTTGCGATGACGATGGCCAGGTTGACAATTACATTTACTGCTTTGACGAGGCTGACGAATTGCCCGGCCCTGGGATTGACT